GAAAATGAGCTATATCGCTGGTGGAACCACTATCCGGGCTGACATCAATCAAGCCCTTATCGAAGCCCCTCAGGCCGATGTCGGACTGATCGGCGCGACCCTTCTGCCCTTGCAGAATGTTCAGGCCAAGGCCGGAACCTATCTCAAGGTTGAATTGGGCGGTGCTGAATTGCTATCCAACAACGCTGGCAAGCGTTCTTCTGGTAGCGAGTACGGCCGTGGAATTAGAAATTTCACCTCGGCAAATTATAGTGTCGAGGAGACGGGACTGGAAGAGTTGCTCCCAGATGATAGCGTTCTTGACCTCAACAGGTTTTTTTCGTATGAGGCCGAAACCGCTAAATTCTTGCTTCGCCAGTTGAAGCTCGGCCACGAAAAGCGTGTTGCTGACCTCCTCTGGGCTGGTAGCACCCCCTTCACCACGGCCGACCAATCGCCCGCCGTCAATTATACCAACACGCTGATCGCCACCGTTGATGTGGCTCGTGATGTGGCGGCCGCCAAGCTGTCCCTCGCGAAACTGGGCTACGAAGCCAACTGCATCGCGATGTCGGCGAATGTGTTTGAGTTGATCCGCCGCTCGACCCTCCTGCAAAACCAGTTCTTCGGTGTGATTTCGAACACCGGAGCGCGCTTGCTGAGCGAGGCCGAGATTGCGGCGGCTTTGGGTGTTCAGACCCTCGCCGTTGGTCGTGCGGCTTACAACACCGCCAACAAGGGCAAGAGCTACTCTGGCTCCTTCATCGTGCCGGACAGCAAGATCATCGTTGGTCAGGTTGCTGGCGGCGAGTTCACCGCTGGTGGCATCGGTCGCACCTTGGTCTGGGCGGCTGATGCGGCCGGGTTCGTCTCCGAGAGCTATCGGGATGAGGCTCGCCGCTCCAATGTTCTGCGGGTTCGCATGAACACGGACGAAGTTGTGATCGACCCCAATGCGGCGGTTCGTATCACCACGAACTACTCCGCAAGCTAAAGATTGGTTTGTGTGTTCCTCGAAAGGGGGAGTTAGGATGAAAGTCCTAGCTCCCCTTTTCCTTTTGGCGATTCTTTCTGGTTGCCAAAAGCCAATCAAATACGAGGAGTTGCCAGAAACCAAATATCCAGAAACTCCAACGATGGGGGCTTGGGAGCCTTTAGAGAATTGACATAAATCCCAACTTAAATCCTATATGCGAAATCCTCTGTCTGTATATCTTATTTGTGGCTCCAATGAAGCCGAGTATCTCCAAAGAGTTCTTAAAAGTTTCAAGCCCGTTGCGAAGGAGTTTGTTGTATGCCTTGCTGGCGGGTCAGCTTCGACAGCCGAGGAGGAGCGGGTTGCCTTGGACGCTGGGGCTAAAGTCGTTTATTACAAAAATCAAAGAACTGATTGGCCACATATAGACGATTTTGCAACGGCTAGAAATACAGCCCTAGAAGCCTGTTCAGAAAAATGGGCGATGTGGGTGGATGCTGATGATGAGATGCAATCGGGGGCGGAGGAGGTAATTGATAATGCAATTACAGAGGCCGAAAAAAGGGAGGTTCAACTTATAGCCTTTCGATATAATGTGGCTAACGCTGGTCTGATACCCTTGCGAGAGATGGTCAGCTTAAAGGGCAAATGTAGATGGAAAAACAGGGTTCACGAAATGCTGGTAGCGGAGGATCAGACAAAGATATTTGGGATTGATAAGGTGGTTCGGGTTCACAACCCCAAGGGCTATAAAAAGACCTCGGCTGACAGGAACTTTTCGATTCTAAAAGATGTGCTGGAGCCAACTCCAACTGCCCTTTATTATACCCAGCAAGAACATTTCCTAACTGCAAATTGGGCAGACTGCCTAAAATATGGGAAGCTGGCAATTCAGTTTCCAGAACTGGATGATACGCTTCGCTATGATGTACTTTGCAATATGGGCCGATGCGCCCCCACTACCGAGGAAAAATTAAGATACTTGGGCGAGGCGATTGCCATTCAGCCAGATCGCCGTGAGGCTCATTATTGGATCGGGGTTGAGTATTCAGCCCACGGCAAATGGCAAAAGGTTTGGGGGGCGATGCGCTCCGCCATGAGCCTACCAAGGCCAACCGCCCACTACTGGAACTTGGTTGAATCAATTTATCAATGGCAATCGCTAGATTTATATGAAACAGCTTGCGTATGCGTTGGTAAAAAAGAAGAAGCCGAGAAAATGAAGAAAGTAAGGCCAGCCCCAAAAATTAGCGTGGTTCACGCAACCAAAGGAAGGCCACAGATTGCATGGCAACGAAGGCATCAATGGCTTTGCCTAGCCCAAAAACCCCTAGAGGTTGAATGGATTTTTGTAGTCGATCACGATGACCCCCAAGACTACACCCCTCACCAAGCCATCAGAGCTAGCCCCGGCGGGATCGTGAACGCTTGGAATTATGGGGCAAAACAGGCCAAAGGGGACATTATTATCCAAATGAGCGATGATTGGAGTCCATGTCGCCATTGGGATGCCCTAATTTCAAACGCCATGGGGGCTACAAATGAGCCTAAAGTCTTGGCAATATCTGATGGGCTACGAACTGACAAACTCCTTTGTATGGCGATTTTAACGCAAAAGAGGCTTGAGCAACAGGGCGGCTATATGTTCCACCCCGATTACCAAGAATCTGACGGCATCTATTCCGACAACGAATTTACAGAAAGGGCTTATGATGAAGGAGTTGTAATCGAGGCCAAGCATATTCACTTTAAGCACGAGAATCCCTTATTTACAGGCGGCAAGCCGGACGATTTAATTAAGCATCACAACAAACCAGAGTTCTATGAAAAAGGGAAAGCCATCTATGAAAAGCGCAAATCCGCAAATTGGAAAGATTAAATTCGGCAAGGCCACGCCCGATAAGACCAAATACATGAAGTGGAATATTGAATATGACAAAAAGGCCGAGCGGCTTTTATTTGAATCGGGAATGGCTTTGCTTAAAAAAGACAAGCCAGCCGTGATCGAATACGCCATTAAAAAAGCCTTGGAATATTATGCAAGAAATCACCATCGCTGACCCTTTAGGCCAAGCCCTCGCCAAATACAGCACCGGGCTTGAGTTCGGGGTTGAGATTGGGGGAGGAACCGGGGACGGATCAACCCAATGTATCAAAACCAAGGAGCTATTTAGTTTTGAGATTCACCCAGACCGCATAGGCCGACATGGGATGAATTTATCCATGCGACAAGGCGGGACTGCGCTTCATCACCTTTCAAGCAATCCGGCAAGATGGATGAGCGAAACGCAAATAAAAGAATTTTGCCAAGCCACAAAAACCAATCTCAACGCCTATCCCATTGAGCAAATTTTAGGATGGTTGAAAGACGATCTCGCTAATGCCTCAAAGTATAAATGGGGGAAACCCTATTTGGCATATAAGCCAGATTTTATCCTATTGGATGGCGGGGCTTTTTCTGGCGAGGCAGATATGGCCGAATGGTTCCCAAGGCTAAAGGATGGCGGGATTATCGCCCTAGACGATGTGAACGACATAAAGAATCACGCAAATTATTCTTGGCTTAAAGACAACGGCCATGCCCTTCTTTGGCAAGAATTATCTTGGAGAAATGGCTCGGCCATCTTTAGAAAATGATCGTCCTAAATGTGGGGGCAAATGACGGAGCGGACGATTGCCTAGAATTTGTGCTGGCCAACAAGGAGTCAATTTCCCAAGTCCACCTAATTGATCCTAGCCATGAGGCGATTGGAAAATGCAGGGAAACCTACAAGGAGATTCCGCAAGCAAAATTCCATGAGTTTGCCATTGTGCCGGATGACTCCCAAGCCGCGATCCTTTACAGCCCAAAGAACCAGCCCGACAGCCATCATTCGTCCCTAATCCCCAACCATACCCTTTACCACGGTCACAAAATTATCGAGGGGATTGCAGTCAAGGCGACAAGCCTTCCAAGGTTCTTTGAGCAAAACAAAATCACAAAATGCGACAGGCTTTATATCGACACCGAAGGTATGGATTCCCATATTTTACTTGCCTTGGATTTCCAGAAATACAAAATAGCCTTTATTCAATTTGAAGCCCTACACTCCGATGGCTTGGCGACCAAGGGACAGAATCACGCCATGCTCACAAAAAGGCTCCTTTCGCTTGGCTATTCCATCCGAAGAAGCGGGGCGTGGAACGAAATAGCGGAGAAAACATGGAACACATAAATTCAGACTTTGAAGAACAATGGTTCACCTATCCGAGCGTTTATCGGCTTAGGGTTTCAAATT